AATCCGATACGATATTTACAATCATGCATCTTGGTCATGATTCCAGTTAAAGACTTTGCTTTTGCTAGATGTGCTTCGTCAACAATAACTACGTCAAATTCTTTAAACCATTTTCTATCTTCTTTATAGATTGACTGCCAGGTTGTTATTACAACCTCTGAATCCACGCCATACTTTTCTTTGCCTGCATAGATCTTATGGCAGTACGCAGAGGCGTTCCAGCCGTAATCTTCAAAGTCCTTATACATCTGCTCTACCAGTGATGTAGTTGGAACAACAAGGAGGACTTTTCTACTAGCATTTACATGGTATCGAATGATAGAATAAATCATCAAAGACTTACCAGATGCAGTTGGAGAAAGAAGTAGTCTCCGATTGTATTTTAGTGCTTCGTAAATTGCTTTATATTGATAATCTCTTGGCTTGTGAGGTGTGCCAAGGGACTTTACAAAATCAACTATACCTTCAGGAGAAACTAGTTCGTTAGTTTCATGAGGATGACCATAGAAGTCACAGTCAGAGTGTTCATAACTATACCCTCTTTCATTACACCACTCCTCCAAATAATCTACAAGACCACAATATAATTCCCCTGTTCCTGGAGAATAGAGTCTGATTTTTCCATCCCAAAACTTATTACGATACTGAGGCATGTATTTGGCATTGGGTACGTCAAAAGTAAAGTATTCGGCTAATTCAACATTGATATGTGGTTCAGTTACAATTTTCAAATAAACTTCGTTCTTCTTACGAATCTTCAGATCCATTCTATACTCCCGATTTAAATCTCTCCCATTCGATTGCATTCTTAATTTGATAGGAGCGATTACTTACCATTTTTAAAATGCTATCAAGATAAGTGAGTATCTGTTCTATGTAGTCCAGTTTGTACTGTGCCTTTTGAATGTCCTCATCAGCATCGATGAACATTTCAACTTCATCTTTAGTGGTTAACTTTAGATCAAACGGAACATCTTTATAGATTTCTTTAGGTGCTTTGCCTTTGTAATACTTCCACTTATCACGAACAAGTGTCCTGAGTTTGTATTGGTTTTCTCTTTTCATCAGAGAAAATGTGTTGTACAACTCAAAGTATTTCATGTGCAATTGTGGAACACGGAGAGATTCTTCGCAGAGAAGATCGGCATCCATCTCAGAATCTTTCTTCCACATTTCCTGTATCTGTTCTAGATTCATAATAAAGTCTCAAGTAATAATATTATATCATGTACCTTCTGGATTCCACCAAGATTTGGTTCTCCGTCTTGTTTGGCCCTGTGGTCTAATTTCGTAATACATATACGCAAAAGATACGTCTGCAGTCATGAAATTATTGTCAGTGACTGTTGCATCAAACTCTAGAGTTGATAGTGATGTTGGAAACATGTCTGTAAACACAATATCAAAATTAGAAGTTAGGTTATTTGTTTGTACAATTAGAGTCCCGTCACTGAAGATGTTGCGATCTTTTTGACGATCTTCTATTCTTTGAACTGCTCTTTCAAAATTTGCTCTTTCGGCAAAACTGAAAGGAACACCAAGAGCTCTCATCCAGTTATGTACTTCAAGATAGTTTTCTAAATTTTCATCAATCAAAAATTTGAAACTTAGTTCACCATATTTAAAATTTCCTTCAATCGGAAACGAAGTGAAGGGTGTTGGGATATTAACTTCGCCTACAGATATATCTGGAATACTTGCTGTTTGGCATAGAAAAGTAGTCTTAGGCGCTTTTTCAATCAAAAACTTAAAACCTATTGGAGACAAATAATTATTGTTTTTTATCTGTTGTTCATACCAATTGGCGGCCATGTCAACTTCCCAAGCTACTTATTATTTATTCAATAAAAAAGGGACCCCTCAGGGTCCCCAGAAGAATGTGAATGACTCACATTAGGTTGTCTACAAGTACACGTCTGTAGTATACGTTTGCGTTTGCGGTTAGAGCACCAGCACCCTGGGTTAGACCCTCTGCGAATGGGTTTGCAACCATTCCATAGCGGGTCTTGAAGCCGATCTTGGGTTGGAAAGTGTCCTGACCAACGGCACGTACCATCTGGAGAGGTACATATGGGCAATAGAAGAGACCTGCATCATAAGCAGACGAACCCTTATAACCCATCACGAAGAAGTGACGGTTGGATACGTTTGCTGAATAAGGATCAACATAAACCTTAATGCGACCGTTGAGGGTTCCAACTAGAGTTGAGGAAGTATCATCAACACCAGCAAGACCATTGTTGCCATTGAGACCTGGGGTGTAGTCAAGAACACCAGCCATGCCTAGAGCACTTGCAACGTCTGCAGAGCAGATGATGAAGTTGCCCTTGCCACGACGAGTCTGTTGACCGATGGCATTTGCTTCTCTTTCGATTTGGAAGAGTAGACCCTTGAACTTCTCTACGGACCAGCGACCGTTGGAGTCAACGTCGAGGTCGAAGATACCAGCAGTAGCAGTATTGTTCTGAGCACCAGGCTTAGCAATACGGTATACGGTACGAACGACTTCACGGTTGATCTCAGCAAGAACCTCAGTTGAGAGGATGTTCGCTAGTTCAGTTTCAGCATCAAGACCATGGACAGCCTTGAGGTCTTGTGCTAGTTCTAGCGAGTACTCTGCCTTGAGGGCGCGTGACTTAGCGGTAACAGTGACCTTCTCGATTGAGAAGCCCATTTCACGGAAGTGGTTACCAGCACCATCACCAAGTGCTTCTGACTGAGCAGTCGTCATACCTTGACCACCTTGGGTATAGGTGCCGCCGTCATTTAGAAGACCAGGGTTAGTACCAGTCTGATCGTTAGAGGCAAGTGAATCACCACTGTTCTCTGATGAATGCTCGGTATCTGCTTCGTTGAAGAATGCTTCAGTAGCGCCAGCAGCGATATCGCGTGCAGTGCCTTGAGTTGAGCGCATTGCGAAGATGAGACCAGTAGGACCAGTCATTGGTTGAACACCGCAGATGTCATAAGCAATAAGCTTAGGCATCGAACGACGAATTAGTGAGATTAGAACTGGATCGAAACCTGCAACAGGACCTGTTGCTGTGCTGGAACCAGTGTATCCAGCGCCACCTAGTGAGTTGGTAGGTGCGGCTTCTGAGAGGAATCCACGCTCTTCGCGTAGGAAACGCTCTTGGTTTTCTAGCAGGACTGAGGTGACAGCTTTCTTGTAAGAATCCTGGATTGGTTCAGCATCCTTATGCTCAAGAATAGGTGCCCACTTTTCCTGCAGATGCTCGGATTGGAACATTTGCTTTCTCCTTGAAAAATGAGTTTTATTGTGTTAAATCAATAACAAATACGTAATTATTTATAATTTACGTTTGTTTATTTGGACCAGCGAGAAATAGCTTGCATGTAAGCAGACATTGTATCTCCAACGGGTTGTTCTACTGGAGTGTCCTCCGTTGCTGGAGCAGCTGCCCTTGCAAAATATGACTCCTTCAGAGTTTCGATTTTCTCACGAAAATCATCCTCGGTAGTGAACTCTACACCTTCAGATAGACTTTGTAGTTTATCTTTTTGTGTTTCAGCAAGTCCAACAGAAACTTCGCTCACGATCCCATTCTTAATATAACCACCAAGTTTCTTATGCATCTCAACGTTTACATCGATTTGCTCATTGAGCTTCGACTCCATAACATTGAGTTGTTCGGTCATCTCATTGACGATCTCGAACTGCTCTTCAGGAACTGAAAGATAGTTTTCGCTGAAGAGATTCTTTAGTCCGCTCATTAAGTTCTCAGCAATCTCGGTCTTAATGCCGTTATCAATTGCGAGAGCGTTTTCCTCGATCCACTTCTCAGCAACGAAAGTGAGATACGAGTCAATTTGCTCGGACATTTCTGTTTTAAATTCAGTAACAACTTCTTCGAATGCTTGCTCATATGCTTCTGCCATGAGTGCAACTTCTTCGTTAAGTTTTGCTGTTACTGCCGCTTCAAAGATGAGTCTTGCTTTATCTTTGAATTCTTCTGTAAGGTCTGAACCAGATACAAGAGCGTCAAGATCCTCGTCGAATGAATACTGAACAGTTTCTTGCTCTTCTTCGATGAGTTCTCCATCTTCTTCGGTCTCCTCAAATGTTGGTTTCTTGTTTAAAGAATCTTGAGTATCACCTGACGCTGCTGAAGGCTTATTTGAAGGAGCAGTTACACCCTTCATCTTTGCTGCGACTTTCTTACCGATTGATTCGGTGTCATCTGGCTTACCTGATGTTGGGGTAGGACCACCAATTTCTTCTGACTCATCATGCAAATCAGATCTTTCAGCGGGTTTAGCGCCCTTGGTTACTACGTTAGATCCCTCTTCAAGATCCATGTTTTCAATTTGTTCTGACATTAGAAGTACTCCTTGCCTATTGTTTTACGGATATTTCGTGTAATTATTTATATGTACAAATAATTAAAGACTTCTTAGGAACGCTGCGAAAGCTTTTACTTTGCGTTCTTGAAGATTATATTGAGTTGATTCGTCAATAGTTTTCTTAATTTTGTTAAGTTCAACTTCCTTAAGAAGACCACTGTCCCAAACCCACTCTTTGCCTTCCATGATTCCTTCAACAAAAGCATCTGGAGCAGAAGGATCGGCTACGATATCAGCAGCAGTAGCAAGCATGAAATCTTCACCAACGTAGTTAATTCCATCTTTCTCGGTCATTGAACCAAGTCCTCTGGAAGAAACTCCGAGTTTAACTCCATCGTCTAGAAGACTCTTAGCAATTTTACCCATGGGGGTTTCTAAGAGTTTTGCTTTACCTATGAAGTTATTTCCTTCTCTCGAAAGAGAAAGGATTTTATGAGAAACACGATCTAGATTGATAGTAGGACCATCAGGATGACCGAGTTCCCCAAGAGCTCTGCCTGTTCCAACAAAGTTCTCATTATATTTAGTAACTTCACGTTCTAAAATATTTACGGGGTAATTTCTACCATTACGATTAGTTAGATCACCTTGAAGGAAAATACCCTCGATGTAGTAATTTTTCTTACCGTCCTTCTCTTCGGTAAGAACTTGAATATCTTCGATATTCTCTGTAATTAGTTTCATCATTCCTGTTCCTCTGGTTCTTCTTGGTTAAACATATTCTGTCCCACATCAACCTTTCTCTGTTGGATTAGGTCATATGCTTTAGACTGCAATGTGTCAGCAACAAGCTCAACGGTGTATGCGTTATTTTTTGCAAAAATGCTATCGAAAATTTCTGTTGACATAATAATTCAAGCTCCTTATATAGTATTTAGAATTCTGCTTTTTTCAAGTCTGCAGGATCAGCCTCAATTCCTTCATTACCAACCACTGCACCAGGTTCTTCGGCGGGTGGAAGAGCATTAGGATCGGCATTAGGATCCATTGGCATACCTGTTGCGGGATCCATTGCGGCATTTGGATCCATGATCTTACCTTCTTCCATTTCCTTTTCAATTTGCTTATCAATTTCTTTAAACTCTTCGGGAGTTTGCTTAAGAACATTGCGGCGAATTTGTTCAATAGAGAAGTACTTACCAACAAAAGGATCCATTGTCGCTACGAGATTCATTCTCTCATTCATCATCTCCATACCCTTGAGTTCATTGAAGTAATTGTCTGCAATGAAATCATATTGGATATGATTTTTTATTTGATCCCAATCTTCAAGGGTTATAATACCTTTGAGAAGAAGTTGAGTCTTAAGAACATCTTGGAATAAATCTGAGAAACGTTTGCGGAGACGGTTAATAAATTTCTGGAACTTGAGTTCGTCTCTGGTAATTTCAGTTGAACGACCAATATTAAATGTAGTTTCTGTTTCTAATCTTGATGAGGGAACATTTAATGCTTTGTAAAGTTTCTTTTGGAAGTATTTGACATCCTCCAGTTCACCCAAATTCTGCCCACCAGGGAGAGTAGTAATTTCCGTTCCTCTACCACCCTCACGACGAGGGAGCCAAAAGTCTTCAAGCATCGACATAAATTTGCGATCATCTTTGATCTCTCCAGTGTTGGCATCATATACCAGTTTATTTCTATAGCGAGACATAACCTCACGGAGGTATTGCTCTGCTTTGATCTTGGGTAAGTTGCCCACATCAATGTAGAAAATTCTACGTTCTGGCGCACGAGATAGACGATAGATAACCAGTGAGTCTTCGATCATTCTCAACTGATTAACTGCTTTGATTGCTTTATGGAGGTGAGAAACCACCATGTTTTTGTTCATATCAAAAATTCCAGAATGCACAAAAGTGATTGCATCTGTAGCAATTTTGATTCCTTGAGTATCACCAGCCTTTAAACCCTTACCATTGTAAATAAAATACTCAACCGTTTTTTGCATAAACGCTTGTGATGGATTTGTTGGATCTACTCTTTCTGGTCTATTTTCAATTTCGATAACCTTACGAATTTTCCTTGGGTCTACATAACGGAGTTCGATGACTCCTTCTGCAGGATCTTTCGGGTCGATGATCTTATGATAAAAAAGTCTTCCATCAACATACCAGCGACGGAAAATTTCATACGATTTATTTTCAAAATCTAAAAGTTCTAAAACATAATCAAACTCTTCATTAATTAGTTTTTTAACTTTGTCGCTAACGTTTTTAATATTTTCTAAATTAATCGAAACAGGAACATCATTATAACTTCCACAAATTGATTCATTAACAACATCATCTACAGCAGAATCACATTCTGGTTGGAGAATCATATCTCTATAACGAGTAATCATCTCCCATTCATTCTTGACGGTTCCGTCAATATCTACATAATAACCGTAATGACCGCCAGCAACAATGGGAGTTGCTCCGTCCTGATTATCTTTCTGCACAAAAGAAGGCCCTTTCGGAACCTTCTTTGCTCTCTCGATAGAGTATCCAAATAATTGAGACATTTTATAGTATCGAAGATTAGTCCGATACTATTTATCAAATTATTATGGTGCTTCTAATTATTCTAATTCAATTAGAGTTCCAGATGTTGCTGAACCTGTACCAGAGGTACTCATCGCTAGAGGTCTGAAGTATTGAACTTGCAATTCAACAGTGTACTCTTCGATGGCATCGTTTGATCCGTAATCGAGATCAATTGCGGCAACGTTTGAAGGCCATACATCAACAAAGTCATACGATCTTACTGCATTACCTCTTCTATCTAATTGTGATACACGCATTGGAGCCATATACTTTAGGTATTGTGGGTCCGCAGATGGTGTATTACCGTAGTCAAATTCGGTAGCATTCTCATCATAAAGTTGAATTGCTTCCATCCATCTTTCAAAATATGATCTTAGAATAAAACTAGTATCGTTGTGAATGGTAATAGTCCATGGTTCAAAGGTTCTATCTCCAGCAATCTTGAGCATTCTTCCACGGAAAGGAACCTCAATAACTCCAACAACTGATGCTGGAATTTGGGCTGCTTTAATGGTGAATGCACCAAGTCTTCTTGCAGAATCTGCACCAGCGGTGGCGCTAGAACTTCCTGATGAAGCACTGGCACTTGGCGCTGCAAGAGCAGCTGCCGTTAAAACTGTGCCACCAACAGTGGATGCAGTTTCCCCCGAGTTTGTTGCAATAAGTGATACAAGAGCAGCTGGCCAATCGATATCTACTTGGAATAGATTGGGTCTTGCATAGTCTAGTTGTGAGTTGGCTCTAAATGTTGTGATTCGGCCGCGATTATTCTGTGGCATTGGTATTCTCCTGTGCTATTTTGTAAAAGAGTTACGAAGCAACTTCTTCAAATGCAACACCAGTTCTCGTTGCAATGAAGGAAATTGAAATATAGTTGATGGTTCTTGTTGGCTTGA